CCTCTCTCCAACGTCATGAGTTCGATGGCTCTAAAAACGCCGGCTATTTCAATGTTCGCCCTTACGTCTATGAGAATGCCGCAGGCGAAATATTCAATTTCGTCAACACTTGCTCCCAGGACCGAGCCTACGTGACAACTATGAACACTGTTGTTCATTTAGCCAACTCCGTTCGGCAAAAAATCTCGGCCACAGACAAGTATGACCGTTCGTGGTTTCCTAAACTTGCCGCCAAAATTGCAGTCAAAGCAGAAGTCCGTGAGCCTGGAACTGATGAGACAAAAACACGCGTCTTCTTTATAATGTGCATGATAAAATTGCTCATTGACAAGGAAATTTTCACCGACGCGTTTCTCGCCTGCAAGAATAAAGACATGTGCTCGATCGGTTTCTCCTGGTGTGATGGTGGAGCCCATAAACTGGCGCTAGAGATGAATGCCTGGGACCCTAAGTGGGCCTGGTTTTGCTCTGATATCTCTAAACTTGACCAGCGCCTCCACGCTTGGCTGCTTACTTTCATCTTTGTCTGCTTTTTGACTTACTACGGGAAGACTGAGTGCCCTGAGAACTATGATGTCCTTCGTGCCTTTGCCTGCTTCTCCTCTGATGACGCCGCTGCCACGCTTGTGAAATGGCTTGGCGATTCATATCGTGTCATTGTTGGTGTCATGTTTTCTGGTCTCTTTGGCACCTCTATAGGAGATACTGTCGCAGTCATCCTCGCCATCAAGGTGGCGATCCGTCAGTTCCTGCGTATTAACGGATTCAAGTCTGGCTCTGTCCCCCAACCGAAGATTAAAATCTATGGTGATAATATTTTCATTGGATGGAGGTGTGACCTCCTTGACCGTTTTGTCAATTCTGAGACCGGGTTCGCCAGTGGTTTTCTCGGCAAGTTCCTTCAAGAAGTCTGGGGAATGCCTATAAAAGTCGATGAGACGTCCTATCATGAAAAGTTCTTCACCGAGGTTGACATTGTTTGTGATCCGGAAACCAATTTGTCCCGTGTCAATGTTCTTTACCAAGGACCGATTTTTCTCAAGCGATCATTTCTTGAGAAGCGATTTGGCGACCTTGTTTGGGCCGTCCCTTTTCGCCCCTCGAGTGACTATTATTTCAAGTCAATAACCACGAACCAAACCTATGAGCATAACAATTTATGGATTGCTCGTTGGGCTGGTCTGATGCTCGATTCCATGGGCACTAACGTGGAGGCTTACGACTTTCTGACTTTCCTCATGGGCCGCTTTCTTAATGATTACCGTAACGCTTCGGGTGATGAAAGTGACATGGGTGCTCTTCTTGCGAATGCCGTCAAAGAGGTTCCTGAGTACTGGGACAATCGTGTCCGCAAACTTGGTCTTAATCCTGGAGAATTGACTAGGCTCCTTTTATGCCCTTCTCTCCTTCGTGCGAAATTCTCTCCTGACTTTGCCCCTATTTACTAATGTTTTCAGATTCACAGTTTAAGTTTACCCATCTCGTAGGTAAAAAAAAAAAAAAAAAAAAAAGGAAAACACAGAAGACACCAATCAAAAATCACAAAAAAATTTTATACACT